AATTGCGCTCCAAGCTGCAGGGTTCATAATGTAACCAAGGTTAGAGTCTAGACCTGCACCGTTACCTACTACAGTAGCTTCCAAAGCTGCCAATAAAGCAACATCAGCAGCACCTGTTCCGTAAGCGTTCGCATCAGCGAAAATAGATTCAGGAGCAGAAGTAACATCACCTTGAGCCAATAAAGCTGCTTCCATCTTAGCCATCATAGAAGATGCGATGTTTTTTCTTAAAGCACCTTCAAGACCTGCGTTCTGTACTAAAGACTCAGGACTCATATCTACTACAGAGATAACTTTCTTTGGAGAAAGCGTCTTAGAAGTAACATCACCTGCTGCAGTAACATCGTTAGTTAAAGCTGCCTCAGTTGCCCAAGTAGAAGTGATACCTTGTACGATAGGGAATTTTCTATCAGCACTCAATCCTGAGTAGAAGTTAGAACCTGCTTGTACCAATACAGAAGCTGCTTCTAGTTGGTCGATAAAGCTAGATACTTCAGTACCTTTTACTGCACCTGCAGTAGCACCACGTTGCTCTGAACTATTTAATACAGAGTAAGGGATAGCGATACCTTTGAACGCTTGAGAAGGGTTCTCGTTACGAGCTTCTTGATCCATCTCAGCAACAAGACCAGTTACACGACCTGTGTAAGCTGCTTTAGCTGCATCTACGAAAGAAAATTCTCTGATTTCTTTAGACTCTTTTACATTTTGAGTTCCGAAAGAAACAGGAGCTGAAGCAATCTCAGCGTTTAGCTTTTCTTGACGCTCTACCATATCAATATCTTTTTTAAGGTTGTCAATTTTAGACATTTTAGCATCGTAAGATACTTGCTCGTCATCAGTTAAGTTACGAGATTCGTTTTTACAAGTTTCAAGCATTCCATTTGATTCTTCAATCAAACCTGCTCTTTCTTGACGTAATTCTACAGAATTTTTCATTTAGAGTTTACTTTTTAGTGTTAATTCATTTTGTAATAAGTTGATTTTATTAAGTGTTTCTTCACTATCGCATACTTGTTCTTGCTCTACTACTTCTTCAACCTTCTCGGAAACTTCTTCCTTGATTTGTTCCAAAGCTCGTAATGCAACATCAGTATTGGAATAAGCCCCAACACCAACTATAGAAACATCAAATAGTCTAGCAACTTTCTTAATGTTTCTTTTATGGACATCACCATCTTGAGTCCACTCATCATCTTCAACTGTAAAAGCAAAAGACGATTCGTACAATAAACCTCTACGCATAAGTTCAGCGACATCGTTACCTGTAGAAGTGTTTGGTAAAGTTCCATCATATTTTAATCCTCTCTCATCTACTGAGAGTTTTAATGTACCACCTTGGTTTCGATCCAAGATAGCGTTCATATCGTGATTGTAAGTAAGTATCACGTTATCTTCTAGTCGACCATCAAAAGCACTTCGGGAAATAGTTTCTCTGAAACCTAAATCCCTACTTTCGTGGTCAAACAGAGCTGCATAACCACTAACACGATAGTCCTCAGACTCATCGTCTTTACGAACTTCGCATTTAGAGGTAAATACTCTGATTTCTTTATTGTCTTTCATATCTGTAAGTTTATTCTGATATTTTCTGTCTAGATGTATCTTCACCTAGTCGGTCAAGAGGCATCATATTAGATTGCATATAAACCTTTTCGCTTTCCTCACCCATTGGGTTCATATCTTCAAGCGACCTAACCTCATCAGGTGACATTACACCGATGTTTACTAATGTTCTATAGTAATCTGCTCTACTCTTAGAATCTCCTCTAAGAATAGCTGTAAGGTTGAATTTAAAGTATTCAGACCCTCTCTTTTTAGAAGGGATGAGTTTAGCGTTAAGTTCGCTTTCAATTCTTTTAATCCAAGGAGTGATAGTGTGTACCACAAAGTCGATTTGCTGTGCCTCTATATTGCTATAGGTAGCTCTAGACAAGTCGTTCACAAGGTGATTAGGTACTCTAAAGATTCTACAAATATCACTTACTTGGTACTCTCTAGATTCTATAAATTGAGCTTGATTGTTGGGTACTGTTCTAGCAGTCCAGTCCATACCTTCTTCAAGTATTGCAGTTTTACCTGCGTTTACTGTACCTGCGTAGTTAGAACTCCAAGATTCTTTCAAGCGTTTAGCAGTCTCAGGTTTAAGAGTCCCTGGATGTTTTAGTATTCCTCCCAATTGTGAGCCATTCCTAAACCACGATCCTGCGTGTTTGTCTAATGATAGGGATATACCTAAAGTTTCTGCCGCTGCTTCCAAAGGTGATTTACCTTCAATACCATCAAAGGAAAGACCCTTAATGTGAATCATATTAACAGATTGTACTTTTCCTACAATTGGGTAGGGTGTTGTAGCGTTTTGAGTAACCTCATAATAAACTTCCCTCCCATCAGGAGATGTGTAAACCTCAACATCATCATATTGTATTGGGTGAAGTGCGACAGGTAGACCGCCTTGATTTCTTTCTATGTAAGCACAGAAGTTTCCGTCAAAAGACAAATCTACCAAGGCTCTTTCGAAGAACATAAAAGAGTTGTATAACGGAGAAGGCTGTTCACCAACTAAACTATTTAATGGATTGTTTGTAAGCTTTATCTTTCTATTATCTTTATCTTTAGAATATAGGCAGATGGGAAGGGAAGCTATTGTTTCAGAAAGAACCCGTACACAGGACCATACCGTAGCAATTCTAATTGCTTGTTGTTTAGATATTGTCTGTCCTGACGAGCTTCCAAAAATATTTGTAAGTATTGTCTGACCGAACATAGAGCGTGATTCAGAATCTACGTTCTCGTTCTTGTTTCTTTTAAAAAAATCGAATAAACCCAAAGCTGCTTGAATAGTTATACATTAATAAATAGTAAAAACACCTAAATACTGAACTACTTTTATGAAGTTTTTTTCAAATATTTTAGTGTACGTGATAAAACTCTATATACATATCGCTCTGAAACACCTTTTATAGCTGAGATTTGCGATATTTTAAGTCCGTATTCAAATCTGAAATAAATTATGTCCTTACTCATACTATCCTCTAGAGATAATGCCTTTTTCCATAAATCATCGGCAGTACCATCATACTCAAAGTAGATAGGAGCGTTCATAAGCCCTCTGTCACGATAAGTCTTGTGAAATGGGGATGTGTTCGATAAAACTTGATTGGTTGTTACTCTAGCTATGAAATACTTTAGCTGATTAGTCTCGTAGAGTGATTGGATGGTTTCTTCGAGCTGTGTAAGCAGGATAACATTGATTTCTTGAACCAAATCATCCACAAGGTGATAGTCTTGGTTTCTACCTGCAACTGATTCGCAGATTTGTCTTATAGAGTCTTGCTCTTGGGCTATTATCTCATCTTTAGATAAAGAATATCTCCCTGTCATCGTACGCTGATCCACCATTATTTTTGTTTTGCATAGCCTCTGACAGTCCCATCAGACAGGCTACAATTCCATCAATCTTATCATTTGATTTTGCTTTGTTTGGTTTTACGTTTCCTGCAGGGTCTAAAGCTAAAACTACGTTAGACATCATCCACCTAAGTACAGGATTTCCTCCGTGTCGTATGCTTCCTGCTAGTATCAATGTTTCAAATTCCTTAGTGGCAGGTGACATCGTTCTGTAACCTTGTCCTACAGGAATCATCGGGCAACCTTCTTCTGTAAGGTCAATTACAATCTGTGAAGCGTTCCACCTATCGTATGCTATCATTTGCACATCAAATTTCTCTGATATGTCTCTTATTTTTTGCTTAATGTAGTTGTAATCACACACATCTCCTGGAGTAAGGTCTACATAACCCTCTCTGTGCCATTTAAGGTAATCTACCTTATCCCGTTCAGAGCGTTTATGAGCGTTGTCAGAAGGTATAAAAGAGTGCATAATTATGTCGTAACTACCCTCATTATCGGGGAAAAGTAGGGCTAAACAGGTAATATCTCGTGTAGAAGCTAAATCTAAGCCCACATAACAAGGTTTTCCTAGTAACCTAGACTCTGTAACAGCCTCGTCACAATCCATCCACTTCTCATCGCTAATCCACTTAGTTTCATTAGCAACCCATTGATTAAGGTGTAGCCTTCTAAAAGTATTCTCATAAGATGGTTCGTTCTTAGCTTTTACGGCTTGTTGCTTCATATATTCCTCTGTGATGATAGTGCCGTAGCCTGGATTAGCTTTTCTCCTAA